CCTTTCACTGCATCTCTGCATATGTACTTTATAGCGTTCCCCTCTGCAAATTGCAACTTATTCTTGTTTATAAACTCTGCTGGCTGTATCTTCATGTACATGTAATGTGTTCCCGAAACTTGTTTTAAGTATGGGTTTTCTTTTTTCTTAGATGTCATATCCGTTTCTCTCCTGTTTTGCTTCCATGATGTATAGGTTTTGTTTTGTACGTGTTACACCCACATACCAAACTCTATGTTCTTCTTCTCTCTTGTCTTGATCCTTCTCTACTACGTCTCTTATCTTTTTTGTGTTATCTAAAATAAGTAAAACATTATCTGCTTCTCCACCCTTTGCTGCGTGTATTGTAGATAGTTTTACTCTTGATGCTTTAGATAATTCTTCTCCGTTCTGTCTCATTAATCGTATGTATAAACTGTCTTCTGGGTGTGTCTCAAACACTTCGTACCATCTTTGTGTAATACTGTAGCCAAATTCTTTTAAATCATAAAGTCTTTCATCTGTGTGATCAAAAGGTTTATTTAAAAATTCAAATAGATCTCTGCATTCTGTAATTGATAACAACGTACCTTCACGCCATCGTTCGTAGTTTAGAATGTTTCTAAACAACCTTTCATTATAACTTTTCCTATTTTTGTATTCGTAATAGATTCCTCTGTCATGTAGCTGTTGTTGTAATGATCTAAGTTTAGAATGTGTTCTGCCTAAAATTAACCATGTTCCCTGTTCCAGGGGCACATCTTCTATTGACGTAACTCTTTGTACAGATCCTTCTTCATCACGTGGTTGCCACATTTTGACCAACTTTCTGTCTTCTGGTATACGTTCTAATATGCAATTAGCTAGTGTTTGCACGGCTTTTGGCACTCTGTAAGATTGTGGCAAAACTATGTCTTTTGCCTTTTCTTTCTGAAATCTGTGAACGTCTGCTCCGGCCCAACCATAAATGGCTTGGTCGTCATCGCCTGCTAAAATAATGTGTTTAGATTGTGACTTTAATATGTCAAACATTTTCCACTGTATGGGTGATAGATCTTGTGCTTCGTCAATAATAACTACGTCAAACTTTGGACACAAACTAGACTCGTTAAATCTTTCTATCATGTCTGTAAAGTCTACTAACTTGTAAGACTTTTTATAATTATCTACTTCATCTTTTAAAATTTTTAGTAATCTTTTGTCGATGTGATCAGAATATAAATCTGTGTTGTATTCATCAATAACATCTATCTCTTTAATTCTTGCTGCGTTTATAAGATTAAAGTATTCGCTATCAGAATCTACAAAGCCTGTCTTCTCTTCTCCGTTAGAAAACACAGTAACTTCTATACCTACCTCACTACCTATATCTTCGTAGTGTTCTTCTTGCATCACATTACTTTTCTTTAGTCCTAACTCTGCAAAACATAATGCATGTAAAGTTTTAAAGTATGGAATATCTTTTGCTTCTAATGCTGTGTGGTAATCTAACATTCTATTCTTAGCTTCGTCTGCAGCTTTAGTTGTAAATGCAAAGTAACCTATCTTGTGTAATGGTGTACCTAGTTTGTAAAATGTTTTTACATACTTTAACAGCTTAGTTGTTTTTCCTGTTCCAGGAGGCCCGAGTATTTTTCTAATCACATTATCTCCGTTTCATGTTTTAATTTTGTATGGTGTATAGGTACTTCTTCAAACTGATCTACGTTTATCATTACTACATTCTTTGTAGGTGTATTGTATTTACCTTTTTCTTTTGCAGGAAATCTTTTTTGATCTAAAAAATCTATGTCACATTCTTTGTATGTCTTTCTCATCATAACACCTGTCTTGTCTTCTCCGTGTTTCCAGTTTTTTGCTTTTAGTCTGTCATAAAACTTATCAAATTTAAAATAAGCATAGCCTTCTTCTATTAGAACTGTGCCTGATTTAAAGCTTGCATCATTCATAGCTTTAGGTCCGTTAATTTTTGCATGTAATAAGTCATGTAGCTTTTCTTTAGGTGATGTACCTATTGGAGGATTAATTGTTTTTTGTGTTTTAAATAAGACTTCTAATATGGTTTGATCTTCTGGACCCTTAATAATTGGTGGTGGAAATCCTGCATGTTTTGTGATAGCATTCCGTCTCTTTCGCTGATCTGTAACATGTTCTACAGTCTTACAATGCACCGTTGCTTTACCAATACCGTCAGGTCTAGTTACATCAAATTCGTATTCTGGGTCTGGATCTATATCTATTTTTCTTAAATTAGTTAGCACAGGATAAGCACCTTTTGATCCTGCTAGTACACCAAACTTTTTCTTTACGCATATACCTTTCTTACAATACTCACTGATAGGACTTTGTGTACATGTGTAGCCTTTCTCAGACTTATTCCAGGATCTAAGTTTAGCGTTTAATGTTTGTTGATCCCATGCATTTGCATGCACTGTCTCAAAATATTTTACAGGTGCGTTCTTTACTTTCTGTTGCCAGCTGTCAGGATACTTCATCTTTACAAAGACATGATAGTTGTACATAAACCTATCTTTACCATCAAAGCCAGTCTTGTTTGTAACTTTAGATAGTAAAGCTAAACAAGGTGGACCTTCTGTAAACTCTTCGTCAACACCTTCCATAGATTTAGATTCCATCTCATCTGTAATTCTTTTTAAATCCTCTGCTGTAGTTAAATTAGCTTCTGCAACTTGTATAAACTGTTCTAATGTAAAAAATGTACCGTCCATATTAATGGCTCTACGTTTTTTGCTTTCAAAGTATGGTAGATTTATAAACTGTCCTGGTTTCAATATCCCTGTTTCCGGATCCTTTGTCAGTTGTGTCTGCTTAGGAAATATCTCACAGTCAGGTTTTAAATTAAATAAAGGTAATAGATTACTTAAAAACGATACTACCAATGTTGATGGCACAAACTCTGCCATAAATAAATATAAATGTAAGCCACCGCTTTTAGATTCTATAGGTATAAGGGGTAGATTGTATTTTTGTATTGTTTCTAGATAAAACTGTTTGTTAAATTCTTCGTAGTCTTTAGGGTCAATATCGATAACACCAAACTTAGCATCACCGTTTTCATTTGTAGGCTGTGCACCAACAGACTTCTCACCTGTTAAGTGGTCTTGATAAATTTGATCAGTAAACTCTTCGTAAGTCCATCTGTAGTCTGGTTTTTTCTTTCCGCTTTCTGGGTCTACGGTAGCGTTACTCCAATCTGCGATACCATACGCATGCCTATAGCCGTTAAATATTTTTACATATCCATTCATAATTATCTGTGTGTAGGCCGCGCAGTCTCCCAGGCGGCCTACTCATGCATGATTCCAATTAAGGAACTTAGAAGTGAGATTGAGACCCTTTCGGTTTCTCTTCACCATGTTTAGCTTTTACACTTCCTTTAGAAATGCTTTCGCTAAACGTCTTTGCTTGTTGGTAAAGACCTGTGTCCGTTATGGGTCCTGCCTTACTTACATCCCAACCAAACCATGTACCTTTGTCGTTAGACATCTGTGTGGTTTTTAGTCTGTAAATATGGCTAAAAGATGCCGGTGTAAATAACCCGTTCTTACCTTTTAGTTTAATACCCGACATCATTGAATTCCATTTTCTACTAATTTTTAATTGAGTAGATTTCATAGATATCAACGCAGTCGTTGGACTATCTCCTGTGATAATTACAAAGTGTGATGCAGTCTTTTCAACATAATTACCATTTGGTAATCTGTCTTTGTAGTTTGCATCTGCTTTTGTTTGAGACATGATGTCAGAAGAAGAGTCATGTACAGCTACTGGTCCGCCTGCACCTTCTCCTCTATCTTTCCATTCTACGTACTCTAACTTATAAAATGCAGGAATGACATCTATGCCCTTCGCTCCATCGTACAAATCGCCTGACACAGAATTGTATATCATTCCTGGTTCAGCACCTTCGACATACTTACCATCACGTTTGTTAACTTCTGGTGAAAGCTGTCCAAGGATTTTTAAGAAAGGTAGGGCTAGATCTTGTTGACCTATATTACCCAAACCTTTTGCTGCATCTTCTTCAAACACATTGGCTGGAAGACCTGCAGTCTTTTTTTCTGCTACTTGGTTCATGTTTATTTGCTCCTTGTTATTTTTGTTCTGTTGCCTGTGAACATGTTAAATAAGTCAGAGGGCATCTCAAGTCCAGACTCTAGACGCTCTCTAACTAATGCTTTAAGTGTCATAGGTTCAACCTTTAATTTCTGGACGGGTTGATAGCCTTGACCTTGTGCAAGGTTCGCGTAAGCGATTGCCTTGTTGTCCTCGTTACGACCAAAAGCAACGGTAACCTCATTTTTAATGATATCACCTAGGCCGTTTTCTCGAAGCCAGTTATATGCTCCTTCCTTTTTTGCTACAGGAATGGAAGCACCATAGACAGGTTTCACTTCTACTGAAGATCCATCTGCTAATTTTAAAGTAGATATATTCATCTCTTGCATCATTGTAGGAATAACTTCTCCTGACAACAACTCTACTTTTCTTTTTAATTCTTTTAACTCTTCCTCTTTAAGAACTACTTCATCTTCTAGACTTTGTAGTTTTGTTACTTGATCGGATAATTTCTTACCCTCATTTACTGAATCAAGATCTGCTCTTGCATCTTGTTCAAAGTTTATATCACTCATCTATTTTTCCTTTCTCATGTAAGTTTATTTCTATCGGATAGTACACTCTGTCTTGTCTGTCCCACTTTAACAGTCTGTATTTACCATTTGTAATTTCAGAAACAATAGAACACGCAACACCTATAATTGCAGGATCACCTGTTAACAACAAATAATCTTTTGTAGTATAGTTTTTTAATAAACTTCTTAATTTATATATTAAAGGACCTGGAGAAAAAATTATTTGTGAAAACTCTGGCAATAGAAATTTAAAATTTCCATGTTGAGATGCACTCATAATATTTATCTTAGGTGAACCAGCTTTTGTTCCTGGTAACTCCTGTAAAACATATACGATCGGTTTATTAGATTTTATATCTCCGTAATTCATGCTTTCTGTCATTGACATCAATATAGTCTTTATGCTATAGAAGTCAATAGAAAGTTAAAAATTATGCATTACAAATTTAAGACTAAGCCTTACCAGCATCAGTTAAATGCTTTGGCACGATCGTGGGATAAAGAATACTTTGCCTATTTTATGGAAATGGGTACAGGTAAATCTAAAGTGTTAGTAGATAATATTGCTATGCTTTATGACAAAGGTAAAATTAACGGTGCCTTAATTATAGCACCAAAAGGTGTTGTAGGCACATGGTATAAAGACCAATTACCTACACATATGCCAGATCATGTCGAACATAAGGCAGTATTATGGCAAGCTAATATCAATGCTAAACAACAAAAAAAATTAGACGTACTGTTCGAAACGGGTCAAGATCTACATATTCTAGTTATGAATGTAGAAGCATTTAGTACAAAAAAAGGTATAGAGTTTGCGTATAAGTTTTTGTCTTGCCATAACGCTATGATGGCTATTGATGAGTCTACAACTATAAAAAATCCTGACGCTAAAAGAACTAAAAACATATGCACACTAGGTCCACATGCAAAATACAGAAGAATATTAACAGGTTCACCTATTACAAAATCACCATTAGATTTATATAAACAGTGTGAGTTTTTAGCACCAGAATTACTAGGCCATTCTTCTTATTATAGTTTTAGAACTAGATATGCTGTAATGAAAACAGCTAATTTTGGTGGCAGATCGGTACAGATTGTTGTTGGTTATCGTAATCTATCAGAACTTACAGATATGTTAAAAGTTTTTTCTTACAGAGTGTTAAAAGATGAATGTTTAGATTTACCTAAGAAAACATTTATGCGTAGGATTGTTAAACTTACAAAAGAACAAGAGCATGCATACAAACAAATGTCACAATTAGCTTTAGCCCAGTTTAAAGGTAAGATTATGACGACAGCTACAGTTATGACACAACTTATGCGATTACACCAAATTACTTGCGGTCATTTTACGGCAGATGACGGTACAATACAGGATATAAAAAATAATAGATTAGATGACTTATCTAACTTGTTAGATGAGGTGCACGGTAAGGTTGTTATTTGGGCACATTACCAGTACGATGTAGAAACAATCGTAGAACGTATAAAAAAAGAGCATGGGGATAATTCGGTCGTTACATATTACGGCTTGACACCACAAGACCAAAGACAAAGTAATATAGAAAAATTTCAAGATAAA